ATCTGAAATTGTGCTGATTATACGATACATCAGGTCTTCTGTGCGGTCCAGCAGACTATACACTTCGCTTTTGAGTTTGGTTTCTACAAACTGCTCACTATCCCAGACAGACCATTGATGCTGCCATCTGGATTGAAACTCTTGATTTTGTGGGTTACACCAGGCACCTTCGAACTCATTGACAGGATCGCAGATGGGAAGTTCAAGCCTGGACACAAAGGTCATGCCCAACACATACAAGGTTGGCACTTGAGTGATATAACTGTGCTTGAGTGTGGTTCTTAATATGCGACTGTTGGCACTACCACCAATGCCCAGGCTCACAGCCTGCGGAATATTATGATGGCCAATGAATCCAAGTCTACGAGCAAGGTCAATATGACCATTGCCTGCTGCATAACTTTCAGTGTAACTACAGCCGTTGACTACCAGTAGTTTGATCACTTTTTGGTGTTACCCGAGTCTCGATTGTATGCGTCTAGTTCTTTTTGTGTGACCAATTCGGCCATCACATCAATCTCGTCGTCCTTGTAGGTGGGATATATTTCCATCAAGGCCTTGCGTTTGGCACTGAGTCCTGCAACTTTTTTCTTGGGAGCAATCCAGGGATGCCGCATTGTGCCCATGCCTGGACTTACTGCTGTGGCACACAACCATTGCAGTTTGGGATGGCGGCCTATGTCAAAAAAGTGCTTGTTGAGATAGTGATTGCAGCTCTGCACATAGTATTCTTGCAGTTCCTGAGCACCGTCCACTGCTGATCCCCAGCGCAACATCAGGAATGTAGAGAATTTCTTGCGCTCATCAGAGTCAAGTTCATCATAGAAGTTTCTGTTCTTGACGTCCAATTGTCGCATCTCGTTTGAAATGTGTAGTCGATCACTCATGTTATTTCACCCAAGATTCCATTTGTAATGATTCAGCATAGATGTTGTGCTTGATAGGTACATTATCAAACCAGTGCTCTTTACGATAATTATCCAGTACCAGTTGCTGTGTTAAAAATTGATACCAGTGATTAGTCAATATCGGTTCAGACAAAATCTTTATAGCTCGTTGCATGTTGACATGATCTCGAAACTTTGATTGGTCAAGTGCGGCAATTAACGGTTCACGATATTTGGTAGGAATACATCCAATTCCCCATATACCGTCAGCATTGGCCAATACCGGTTGAAAGTTAGTAGGCTTTATCCAATCAAAATAGTCCAGCAGATCTTTGATCCACCAAATATTGATAGCACTGATTACTGGTGCAATTTTGAGTTCAACATTGGACAATTTCTGTGCCCAGGCAAGATTGGCCTCCACAGTGGACCAGTCCGTACCGCTGCGCACAATTTCTGCATATTTGCCCACAGCATCAATACTAGCATGCAAGCGAATGTCATCAAAGTGTTGCCATAGATCTGCCACTTTTTGATCTTTATATCCAGTCACTGTAAAGTTACTGCTGTACATCAGAATAGGTCTAGCTCGTTGTGCAATCAATCTTTTTAGAACTTCATAATGCTGTGGATTCATCAGCGGCTCGCCGCCAGCAAAGTACACCATTTTGCATTGACTTAGATCAATGTTGTCCAGAGTAGTTGAATCATAGTCATTGATAATCTCACGCCCGGCTTCTGAACTCCAGCTGGTACTAAACAACGGGCCGCAACTGCGACACTTTAGATTGCACAAGTTATTGTTTCTAAAATCTAAGAATTGTATACTGCTGGTTTGATAATCAGTATGGTATGGTTCAAACGTTGATCGCCAACTTCGGTCAGGTCCTGGCGGGCAACTTGAACATTCTTTTGGGATCTCACCACGCAGAAAAGCACCGCCTACATGATCAATCATGTGTTCTTGTGTGTCGAACAGATCTCCGGCCCATTGACAACAAGGAGCAAACTTACCGCCAGGCATGTAACTAACACTAACCCAGGGTGCCTTGCAATGCACATTACTCATGTTGTTTTACTCAGTTGATAGATCATTATAGCACGTTCTAGAGCGTCTTGTAAAGTGGGATTGGTTTTTGCCGTTCGCCGAATCTCGCCCCACATTTTGTCTTCCTGTATGTGATTATACAAGGGTCTACCATCACTGGTTCTGGGATCATGGTCGTGTCCCACTACTGTGCGCTCAAGTTCACCCACACGTCTGGAGTACACAGTACCTTCCACACGCTCGTAGATCAAGGGCACACCGGGCACAAGACTACCCATACTGGTACCCGTACTGAACATGTGCCCAACGCAGGAATCGTTCCAGGCCTTCTCGATCTTCTGGATAGCTTTCCAAATACAGTCGGGCCAGTCGATTGATTGTTCGAAATACTTCAGGTTCTGTGTAAGCCATATCTACCAGGCCTTGTTGTAGTCAACTATTTCGCAGTTGCGGCTGACGTCTTTCACAAAGTACACACAGTCAGGTTCTGCATCATCGTTTAGCGGCACGGCCAGCATTTGCCCATTCTTGAGTTTGGGTGCAAACCATGTTACTTCATGATACACATCCAAGATTTCGATATCAGGAAAGCTGGGACGGAAACTGGTTAGTGGATTGAATTGAAATACCTTGAAGCCACGATCATTGATGCTGGTGAGTGGTAACACTTCTAGATCGCCCACATCCGGTTCACCTATGAGTATTTGCCAGTCCATGGGCATCTTGATTGTGGTGTTGCCAATGCGCAAGACCAAGGCAGGGCTGTTGAAACTTTCCAGGAATATCAGCGGAATAAAATGATAGTCCGGATCTTGTGGATTGCTGTTGTCTAGGATGGCAAACCGCATGTCATCTACTTCTTCAGGCAAATGATTCAGGTCATAAAATGTGTTGTCTAGTGTTAAAATTCGCATGTGTTAATAATACAGTGTTTGTGTCACAAAGTCAACCATTATTTGATCTTCATCCACTCTAGTTTCTCTGCTGAGAATGGATAGTTGGCTTCCTTATAAAAAGCCTTGCGCTTGGTCAAGTGACGCTTGGCAAACTTGCAGGTGCTGGTTATATCCCAGATTTCCACATGATCTTTGTCCTCGGCTTTTCTAATACCACGTCCAATACTCTGTATCACACGCACAAAGCTCTTGCCCGGCTCTACCAGCACAAGATTAAAGATGCGTGGTATGTTGATACCCACAGCAGCCACACCATAGGTGGCCACAATGATCTTGTCCGTGGCGTCCGCCACCTGGTTGTATTCGTCCTGGCGTGTTTTTGACTTGGTGGCGCCTGACACAAATACTGATTTGTCTCCCAGGCGTTCTACCAGTTGTCGTCCACATTCGGTCCTGTCTACCAGCACCAGTGTGTTGCCTGTTTCGTTTACCTTACGGATCAGTTCTGCCATGGTGTCCAGTCGCCCTGATTCTTCCAGTAGATACTTGAGCTCACTTTGGTAGTCAGCGTATTCCACATGATCCACCAGTTGCACAATGTTCACATGGCACTGTGCCAGCACACCTGCATCTTGCAGTGTGCTGGCACTGAGTCGACTGACCACAGGACCTAGACTAACCAACAAGGCCTGGCTTTCAAACAGCTCTTTTGGCACTGTCCCAGTCAGTCCCCATCTCAAGGGAATCTGACTCATGGCTCCGGTCAGCAGAGTCTTGAGTGCGTCGGCCTTGGCCATGTGAACCTCGTCCACAATCACACATACCACATCTTGTATAAACTCATGAATGGTTATTTCTGCTTCGCCAGTCTTGGTCAGCTTGATGTAGTCCGCCTCGGTCTGCGTTACCAGACTCTTGTTGGGCACAATCACAATTGAACGACCATAGGCACTGACTGCATCACTGAGTGCTGCTGTGATAATGGTCTTGCCTGCACCTGTGGCCACTTCTTGTATGCACTGCGGATTGGTCAGAAACTTGTTGATAATCTCCACTTGGTAATCACGCAGCACCATGGGTTGGCCTGCTGCTGGATGGGTTCGAGGCCATAGCACATGACTGTAATGATTTTCAGACACTGCTGCAAAGTCAAACACCGTAGTGTACTCACGTTGATCATCCAGCACAGGACTGTAGTCAAACTTGTCAAGTATGGGCATGATCTCTGGCAAGAGATTCACATAGGTGCTGCCACCTAGTTGGAAGTAGGCAATCTTGCCGTCCCACCGACCCAGACGAACTGCGGGCAAATACCGTGCTGCTGGATTTTCGTACTTGAAAGCATTAACCAGAGCCTTGCGGCAATCCAGATCAAGTCCTTCTATCTTGATGTTGACTTCATCTCGAATTACTATGGTGCATTGTTTCATAGGCTTGTATTTTTTGTATCCATTCTAAAAATTCCGTTGGGTAGACATCTTGATATTTGTGTTTACTAGATCTATCATAATACTGCAAAAACTTTGCAAAGTCAATCTCTAATTGCCGATTAGTAAAATTATGCATGGGTGCCGGATTGTCTGTCAGATACCCAATGGTCTTGTTGACATATATTATTTCAGTAGGTGAAAGATACTGCTGATTAAGGCCCAACCAGGATTGTATGTGTGTGCTAAGTTGTATTTTTAATTGATTAGGTAAAATGCTAATAGATTGAAATTCTGGTGCTCTCACAATGGTACTATAAAAATCTTTAACACGGGTTGGGTACTGTTGACGTAGTTGGATTCCAAGATCAAATTTATCAGTCAATCCCCACACTCCCATTATATTCACAGTACTTTGTAACCGTATCTTACAGTTATCCGGAGTTTCTGAACACCAATATGCTATGTTGTCCAATAATTTTTTGTAATCTAATCCCTGCCTGGTATATTCGGCTATGTGATTGGCAGCATCTACGCTAACTGATACTGTTACTGATGCAAAATTATGTGCAATGGCAGCAAATCTATGCACCATGTCGGCATCCACGGAAAAATTACTATTGATAGCCAAATGCAATTCAGGAACTATACCAATTGAGTTGATAAACTTCCAGAAATTTTTACTCATAAGTGGTTCGCCGCCGCTGATTTTTAGAAGTTTTACCTGATGCTTTATTTCAGGCCACCATTTTAGCCAAGCGTCTTGATATGTTGATCTAGTAGATCCTGGTGCAATATGTATTTTTGAGTATAACTGACGACTGTCAGTCACCAGTTGCAATGGTTGCTGATGAATTTTGGCTGCCCAACTTGAACTCTGTCCTGAATCACAATAGCTGCATGATAAATTGCAATAATTATCAAACACCACTTCAATCATTGGTGGTACAAATCCAGGATCAACGTCAAGCGTTGATATGTAATTTTCCCAG